TATCTTGTATACAAGTTGTTACGGTTAATGTAATCAAACACACTGTATCCTTGTGTAATCTCACGAATCCTGAAATCACTGTGGAAGAAGTTTTGTCTGTATTGCTCAGATAAGATTACATCACGTGCAACTGATTCACCAAGACCCATTGCTTGTCTTCCTTCACATTCTTTGATAACACATACTCCGTCAAACAAACATGGATCACCATTAAGATCTACTTCAGAAGCATAGATTCTAACTGGCTCAACTTCATAGAAGTCAGTCAATTGGAATGTACAGTTTTCAAACTTAGTATCTACATAAGCACCTACTAATACTAAACCAGCACAGTCACCTTCACCATATCCTGGAGATACATAATGATCCCAAGTATCAACACCCTCATCAGCTAAGAATTGAGCATCAGTTCCTGGTGCATACCATGGAGTACCAGCTTGGTCAATAACTATTGGTAATAAGAATGGAGAGATAACAGGGTATCTACGGATTGCATCAGCCCATTGGATAAAGATTAAAGTTGAATCAATTTCTACTGGAGCAATAGATCCTTCTGGACAACATCCACCATATGCAGAAGCAATGATATAAGAGTTGTGATTAAGTAATCTTAATGCAGGAGAACCTTTAACATCAACACGTAATGTATATGTTTCACCACAATAGAATTTTTTACAACAGTTAGCACCAACACCAGCAGTTACTTCAAACTCAGGTTGTGTATCTTCACCTGTATTTGGTAAATCAACACATGGAGCAATAAGATCACCTGTTGTAAATCCTGAACCACCATTTGTTAATTCAACAAATGTAACTTCACCATCTACTACAGTAATATTAGCATAAGCATTTTGACCACCTGACCCAGCTCCTGCAGGACATAATTCAACATCAGTGTAAACACCATCAACAAGATTTGCTCCAGCAGTATCAATAGCCAATGTTAAAGCAACATCATCTGTATAAGCAGTGTTACCTAAATGAACTACTTCATTTTGTGGTAAACATGGATCTACACGGTAGAATTTGCTAACATATTTAGGATTGATTACTTTAGATTTGTTAGTCTCTAAGTATCCACCATGGAAAGGACCAATCTTATCTCTTTGATAGATTGAACCTGCAGCAAGTACTAAAGGACAACATCCTGAAGGAGCAGCTGTTTGTAGAGTCCAAGTTTTTGCATCTACAAATGCAAACTGACCACCTGTAAGAATATTACCTGGAGTTCCTAATTTGCCGCTAAGTGTGTTTACAAAACCACCACCTCCATTGAGGGTAGTTCCTACAAACACTTTTTGAAAAGCATGATTAAAATAAGCCATTGTTTTTTGTTTTAATTAATAAATAAATATACTATAATATACTAAACTTTTTTTAAATAACCAAATTATTTTAAGAAAAGTAATTTATACTTAGTAGAATTAATAGAATCTTTAACTAAATCTAAGTTGTTTACTATCTCAGAATAAGGTAACATTCCTTGAAGTTTTGTAATCATTCCAGAGATTTCTCTAAGGTATGCAACACCATCAGCTACATCATCTAATGTTCTTGGTGCAACATCTTTTAGAGTTAATATTTTTTCTGCAGCTCCTTGATATCCCTCTACTAATGTATCAGCATGTCCAGGTAAACCATCATAGAAATCTCCAATAGCAACATGTGCTGCATAAGATCCCGGTCCTGTAACTTTTAGATGTAGCTTATGAAAGACATTTCTAGCACTCATAAGTTCCGAAGCACAAGCTGCTACCATTGTATCTAATGAGCTACCACCTACTCCTGTATCCGGAGTTGGTTCTGCTTTAGGAGATTCACTCTTAGGTTGAGTTACTGTTACTTGTGGTCTGCTTGAAGTATCTGGTCTTTTTAACATTCTTGTTGCCATTGTTATTAGTTGTTACGTTCAGCTGTATCAGTGCCTCTAGAGAATTGGTTTCCAGACTCAATATCTCCAGCTATAATACTTACAGCCTCATCAATTATTAATTCTATTATATCATCTTTAAACTCACATTCTACATTTGCTGCAGATGCAACACCTGTATAAGGATCAACACATCCCTGCACTTGTATCTTAATAGGTTGTCTGTAATATATAAGATCCATGGTTTGTATATTAAACACTCCATCTGTATATACATTTACATCACCGCCCTTAAGAGTAGCAAATGTTTCTGCCCATTCAAAGTTAGGTTGTTTAGCTTTATCTCTGAGAAGTTGATTAAGGTTTCCTTCCTCTGCTAAGTATACAGTCATTCTTCTTTTATTACAACAGTCTTTCTGAGCAAATACATCTACTCTTTTCCATTGTAAGTAATCCTCTGGAATAGCACCCTTAAAGTAATACTGCTTATCTACTGTAGGTAAAGTCTCTGTAACTAACAAGATTTGTAAGTCATCTTTTCTACGGGTAGATTGCTCATCACCTTCTCTTACTTGGTTAATACCATGCAGCTGTCTTCTAGCCCATTCAACCTGAGCCTTATTGAAAGCCTCAACAATCTGCCAGCATTCTATGTTATCATAGTCATTACTGTCAAGCTTGTTGATCCTTTCTTTAACTTTTATGGTAATAGTACTATTAAGCATGTCTTATTTCTTTCTTTTTGTAGAACCCCCTTTTTTATAACTCATTGGTCCTGTATTTTTAGCAGGAGCATATGGAGTAGGTCTAAACATTTCATTGTTAGGATTATTAGCAGGATCATTTTGTGCAGATCTAAATGCTGCATCAGCTGCATCCTCTTGTGTCATTGGACCCACTTGCATTCCATCTTGAGCTTTCTTAATAGATTTTTTAACTACAGCTTGTCTAGCTTCATTAGCTTTTCTAAAGAATGTAACTGGGTTTTCTTTATTAGTCTTTTTCATGATTATCTATTTTTAGCCATTTTCTTAAATGTTTTTATATTTAATAAGATAATTAACCAACCTATTTGCTACAATTATATCATCATTTATTTGTCCAAGAAATCTATTACAGTTTCCACATAATAAACCTCTTACTTTACCAGTTGTGTGACAATGATCTACAGCTAAAGATCTGTCTAACTTATCTTCATGTTTTTGACAAATGTAACATTTGTAATTTTGTTCATGTAACATTTCATCATATTTTTCACAAGTAATACCATACTTCTTTTTAAGAATATATGCTCTTTGTTTTTCATAGTTATAACTATTTCTTGTATTATTTGAGCAACACTCTTTACAGTATGTTTTAGCTTTTCCAAATATTTTCCATTCTTTACATCTATTACAAAATGTATAACCATTATCAATTTTTTCTTGTTCTTCTTTTTCTAAAACTATTAATTCTTCTACAGTAATATTTTTTCTTTTAGCTCTTCTGTTTATTTCATAAGGCTTAGATGATTTAATACCGTATCTGACACCGTTAGTTTTCATTATTTATTCTTACTTATTTTTTTAAAAGTCTTAGCTAAAGCTTTAGCTTTCCCTGTACAACCAGGTTTAGTTATTGGAGTACACTTACCGGCAGTACCTCTTCTTTTTATAGAAGCTGTAGCTTTCTGTATCCAATTTTTATCTGACTTCTTTTTAGTTGCCATGACTATTTTTTCTTAACACCACCTTTTTTCATGTAGCCCATGTTGTTTCTTACAGCTGTAGGAAGTTTAGCAAGTCCGGGGTTAGCAGATTTATTAACCGGTTTTAATGAACCACCTGATTTAAACTTAGGTCTAGACATTACACAGTTACCATCGGCACCTCTAACCATGCCTTGCTTACAAGAAGCTTTTACACCAACAGATGCACCAAATTTAGCTTTTGGAGTTTCTGCAGCTTTTTTCTTTTTTTCTTCAGCTTCTTTCTTTGCAGCCTTTTTTTCTTTTATTTTATCACCGATGTATTTACCAGCAATACCAAGTGCACCGGTAACTACAGTACCTACACCAAGTTTAGAACCTAAACTATGAAGAATATTTTCTCTACATATTCCTCCCTCCAAATGGTATCCTTTTGGACATGGGTTTGAACGACCGCCAGCTTTCATTTTTTTAATAGAACCACCTTTTTTGTAGTCATATCCAGCAGTTCTGTTTGGTCCAGTAGTACCAGCATTTGGTATACCATAAATTTGTTTAGATACATTGTCACCACCTTTTTGTGCAGGAGCAAATCCTTTAGCTTTATTTAGAGCTTGACCACCAGTAGCCATTTTCTTTACTTTCTTTACAGATCCTCCGGCTTTCATTTTGCCACCACATCCAGTTTTACAAGTTTTCATTTTATATATATTTTAACAGTTCCATTTTCTTAAAGAAAGAGCTTTTCTTGTAGGTCTTCCTTTTTCATCTTTCATAGGTCCAGGCATCCCAGACATTCTAGCACAGAAACTCTTACGTCTCTTAGCATCTTTACTTCCAGCTTTAAGCTTAGAAGGTTTAGTAGTTACAGCTGTCTTAAGTTTACTACCAGGATTAGCTTTTCTATAACTAGCTACTCCTTTAGCATTAAGACCTCCTGTCTTATTTTTACCTTCAGATCTTGTCCAAGCAGGTGACTTTGCCATTATCCTTTCTTTTTAGTAGTTGTTTTCTTTTTAGTAGTTGATTTTTTAATAGGAAAACCATTTTTATCATAACCTGGTTTACCTTTTAATGATTGTCTATTTAGATTACTATAAGCTTTACTTTTAGCATCCATATAGCCTAACTTATTAGATTTTCCTATTGGTGTATTTGGTTCACTTTTAATAAGTTGGTCATAACCTTTTATTTCTTTCTTGTAATAACCAGTGCTATCTGCAGTCGGTTTTACAATTTTACCATTCTGAGCTTTTGGTAAACTCTTAGGTTTTTTACCAGCTTTCTTCATTGAGATAGCTATTGCTGCTTGTTGTGCTCTACTTTTTGCCATTACCTTTACCTTTATATTTATAATCCGGGTTATCCTTATGCCATTTCTTTGTAGCTGCTACTCCTTGTTTAACAGTCTTAGCTCTACCTTTTGCAGTAAGATCTATTGTATCCCACTGACCTTTATCTTTGGTAGGATGGTTGACCATTATATTGCCAACCTTTCCTTCTCCTTTCTTAGTAGTCTTTTTGTATACTACATGCTTTTCACCACCGGCAGTAACTTTTACTTTCTTAGTTTTTGCCTGTGCCATGATTATTTTTTCTTAGTTTTAGTCATACCACCTTTTTTATAACCCATTGCATTTTTAACATATTTATATGCTTTATATCCTGGAGACTTTTTTATACCTTCAACTTGTGAATTATATACATCTTTAATTCCTTGTGAAATATATCTAGCTGTATCCATTATTTTTTCATCAGATTGCAATTTAGGTTTTGCTGGTTTTTTAACAGCACTAGTTGTTTTTTTAGTAACAGTAGTTGGACGGGTTTTATTTGAACTCTCAACTTTAGTCACAATCTTTTTATTACCACCTGCTAAAGGTTTTGGTCCTGGTCCATAATATGTACCAGTTCCTTTAGCACCTGCTTTTGCAGGTATTGGTTTTTCTCCTGGTTTAGGCATAGGTTTAGGCATAGGCTTTAAATTAGGATTACCTTTAGACAAAGATGTATAACGTTTACCTTCAGGTTTAACAGATGTATAACGTTTACCTTCAGGTTTAACAGCAGATGTTGAACCACCTGCATCATACTTTACCATTCCACCTTTATTAAATAATTTAGGTTTTTTTGTAACAGATTTTGGAGATGCTTTTACTGCAACCCCAGATCTTTGTAATGGTTTTTCTTCACATTTACAGGTTTGTCGATTCCATGTTTCCCCAACTATACAGTTTTTTGGTACACAAGATTTCATAATATTTAATTTTAAAAGTTATACTTTTTTAACTCTTCTTCCCATACCTACTCTAGACTTCTCAGCTTTCTTAGCAGCTAGTTTAGAAGGAGTCAGTTCATACTTAGTCTTTGGTGTATCCTTAGATACTTTTCTTGTAGGCCGGCAGTATTCATTTTTACCACCGGCACCACAAGGTTTTCCAGATTTTGTATCTTGCCATTTTTCTGCTTGCCATCTTTTTAGTTCAGTGCCCTTAGTAGTCTTTCTTACTTGACCTTTACCTTTACGGCATTTGGCAATAGCTTGAGAAGCCCTAGCTGAAGGGAACACGGCATACCGTGCTTTTACACTATGATAGCAAGAATCTTTTGGCATTACTTCTTTTTCATTTTTGTCATTGACATACCATACTTAGCTTTAGGTGTTGCAGTTTTAGGAGCTGCACTAGTTCCACCTGATCTACCTTTAGCTATTTTTTGTACTATTGCTTTAGCACTTAAACTATGCATAACACCTTTGCTACCAGCTTTTTTAGCAGCTTGTAAATTAGCATTAGGATTTACCATCCCACCTGTTTTATACTTTTTCATAATTCCTCCTTTTTTCATTTTTGCTGTTGCAGTTTTTTCAGCTTCTTTCTCAGCTTTTCTCTCAGCTCTTCTTTCTTCTCTTCTCTCTTTCATTCTTGCAAACAAACCTTTTTTCTCTTCTGCTGGTGCAGGAGTTTTAGCAGTTGTTGCTACAGACTTAGGAATTTCAATAGTTGAAGGAAGTTTTTCACGCTGAGAATCTGAAAGTTGTTTAGCTACTGTTGCCAATGGAATCATTTCCATTCTGATTGGTTCAGGTTTTGGTTCTGGTTTTGGCGCAGTTTGTACTTTAGGTTTAGTCTCAGTCTTAGGTGGTGTAAATGATTTTGGTTTACCTAAGTTTGGTTCTATTTTAACTTTACCTTTAGAAGGTACAGAAACTTTTGCAGAACCAATAGTTGTAGCCATTTTAGGTGCTACTGGTTTTGCTTTAGTAGTTGTCTTCTTTGCAGTTGGTCTTTCCAAACCTTCTACAATACCTTTGATTTTTGCTGCTCCTTGTTTTGAAGTAACATTTTTACCACTAACTATAGGTTTCTTTTCTGGAGCTTTAGCTATTCTAGGTGTAGGTTTGCTTGGAGTAGTAGACTTCTTAGTTGTTGTTGTTTTCTTAGGACCTCCACTAATGCTTTCTTTTACATTAATCATTGTATTAGCATTCCTTTGGTCTGGAGTCATTGCCCAATACTCTTTAGTACCTGGCTCTACATATTTAGGAGTACTAGTTTTTTTAGGAGCTGTTTTAGCAGGAGCACTTGGCTTAGGAGTTGTCTTCTTAATAGGTGCAGCTTTTTTGCTACCTTTGATACCAATATCTTTATAAGATCCATAACTACCTTCAACCCGCTGATTACCTTTTATAAGATTACCTTTACTATCATATATCTTCCTAACTTTAGAAGGATATGTACCAATAACTCCTTTATAAGGAGTTTTATAAGTTACAGTTGTTTGCCCATCTTTTTTAACAACTTTTTTATCTGTTACTTTAGATTTTGCTGTATTAGATGTAGAAGGCTTACTGCTAGAAGGTTTACTGCTAGTAGATTTCTTTACAGATGATCCTGCCGGTTTATAACTAACAGGTTGTATCTTACCACTAACAGGAACTATCTTACCACTAGCTGGTTTGATAGTAGAATTAGAGTTACTACCAGACTTTGTATTAGACTTAGTAGTAGTTTTTTTATTTGCCATTTTATTTTAAATTTAAGAGTTCCAATACTTCTCACAAGCAGCATTGAGATCTTTTAAAATATCCTCATTTAGAGGGTTCTTCAAGTACTCAATAACATCTGATACATTTCTACCAAGTAAGCTACTAGACTTACTATGATATAAATAACCATCTGGCTTACTTATAATATACTTAAAAAAACTGGAATCACGTACAATTGATTTAATTTTTAGTGCTTCCATGTCCATATTTGCTGCTTCCATAAATGATTTAGCAGCTCTTTCTTTGTTGGTTTCTCCACCTTCACCATTGATGTATAAGTCCATGTTCTCATATATAACATCATTTGGTGTAGACTTTCTATATTGTGTACTACTGATATCTACAACTTTAGCAATGTAGAATAACTTAGTACTGTTTTTGTCAAATAATTTCTGAAGTTCAGAAAGTGCTTTGTTACGCAACTTCTTGTATTCAGTTCTTACCATTACAGTTTCTTCTTCTTTATCAAGATAAAACTTTGGTGGTACTGGTTTTGATCTAGCATCATCAAAACTTTTTGCTACAATTGAAAAGCCACCGGCTTCAATAGCATAAAGCTTGATTCTATCAAATGGATCTTTTGGATCCAAGTATACTGGTTCATTACCACAAGCTAATGTAATTTTATTCCAGAAGTCAGAGTTACTTGGAGAAAGTAATTTTACTTTATTCCAAAAATCTATGTCTTCAGGATTAAGCATATTTGCAGCTAATTCTTTTTCAAGTTCAGCTACAGCTTCTCTGATTGCTTTTACTTTAGATTCTCTTGTATCAGAATCTAATAGTTTTATCTCTGGTGCATATTCATTAAGACCAGTGATATACCTAGTCACACCATTGTTTTCTAAGCAAGCAAGTTGCTCTGTATGGGTAACTCCATCAAATAGAGTCATACCATATTCTTCTAATCCCATGTTAGAAGATCTACTGTCAAAGAACGGACGGACTGCAATAGCCGTTTTTCTTACTGAGCCCTTACCGGTCTCAACCATTGTGAAATTTTCCATTGTTGTTGGTTTTTATTTTGTTGGTTAAATTTAATACTTTTTTTAATTAAAAAAAAGGGAGGAGTTTCCCCCTCCCTGTTTTTATAGTGTCCTGGTTAGAATGATCCACCAGTGATTGGGTTTCTCATAACAATCTTAAGGACTTTAGTTGGATCCTTAACCCAGATAGCTGGCATTGTTTGAGACATCATAACACGGTACCCATTGAATTGTCCAGAAGACTGGAATCCTTGTGTACGTCCCATGTAGTCCATAGTACCATTTTGATACCACCATTTCAATTGATTATCCCAAGACAATTTCAACAAGAAAATGTTGTCATTAGTATTGTCAGTGATATCAAAGATAATGAATGAGTAAGAAGATAATGGGAAACCATCAATGATCGGGTTCTCAATATCATTTGTATGAACATTGTCAAATGCTGGGTTCAATACAAACTTAACATTTGCCAAGAAAGGAATCACATAAGAAGTGTATGCAAATCCAAAGTTCAAGTCCATACCTTTACCAGTGATTGCACCGATATCAGCAGCCTGAATCAATAGACCTGAAGATACTGCTTCTCTTTTGATAGCTTCATTTACCATACGCATACCACCCATACCAGTTTGTACAACTAGTGAGCGTTTTGGATCTGGACCTTGGAACTCAACCTTACCATTGAAGAAGTTGTAGATCTCTCCACGGAACAAATCAAGTGTAAAGTTATTTTTGTTGTATACTCTTTTGAAAGAGTTATCCAACTGTTTCCAAAGACCTACAGACAATCTGATATCATCTGGACCATCTTGACGTACTCTACCTCCTTGTCCCCACATTAAGTAAGTTTCAATGTCAGTAGCAACTTTAGCTAAGTGAGCAGATTCCATTGTAGTTAAGAATGTACGTGACAAATCACCATTGTCAAATGCTTTTTTAACTTTATCTTTACCCATTACCTTAACCATATCATCTAATGATGTAATTGAAGGATCAATGTTTTTGTCAAATGTTCTCCAGATCTCAGTTACAGGAACTGTACCATCTGCATTCATTCCACCTTTGATCATCAAGTCAGCACGGCTAGAGATTGAATAGTGAACGTGAGCTTCAGCACCACCAACAAAGTTGTAGAATTCACGGAATCCTGCTCTTGTTTGGATGTCAGAAAATCTTTCACCATACTCTCCGCGGGCAGAACCTTTACGGAAAACTTTAGTACCATTAGCCAAATACTTGTTGTCTAAGTATTTGTAGTTGTCATTGTCTACTAATTGTACTGTATAGATGTATCCATCTCCAATAGGAAGGATATCTTCTGTAGGTACAACATACATCTCAGCTCCATTGTATTTGTCATATGTGATGATGTCACCATGTCCAAATTCTCTGCGGCTTAACTTAAGGCGGAAAGTTGTTCCATCCACACCTTTGAAAGTGTTATCTGGTTCAATATCCTCAATGATGTAAGCTAAGTCTACAGACACTGGAGTCTGCCACTTATACTCACCACGAGCGTTATCAACCATAATTACATTTTTACCACCAAAGCTAGACATTTGGTAAAGAGGCATTTCTACCTTTTGAGCCATAGCCCAAAGGTCCACTGGACCTAGATCCATTGGTTCTGCATCCTTCAACATGTTAACCAAGTGGTAAGAGTCTACGTGTGAACTAGCATTGTAGTTGGTATCCCGTAGAAATATACCATTGTTTAAAACTGGAGTTGCCATTTTTATTTGTTATTTAAATTGTTACTAATTAAAATCTCTTGAACATATTAGATCTTGAGATGGTTCTTTGAGGTTTTGCGGTTCCTCTCTTTTGTTCTTCATACTCATCAGTACTAGAAGATGAAGAGATTTTCCTAGACTCCTCTGTCTTTAATTGTCTTACTGTTTTTTCTACAGCTGCTTTACCACCTTGGTCTTTTAGTTTACTTTTATATCCATCTGGATCTGCAAGTAACCAAAGTGCCTCAGCAATAAGATCATGTCTTGGTTCAATAAACTGATATTTCTCAAGTAAATGTCCAAGCATGTTTGTTTGTTTACCAGAAATTGAAGGGTAGTTAGGCTGAACTAATCCTGAGTATAACATACTCTGAATTTTTTTGTCAAGCTTAACACCGTTTATCTCACCAGTTGCTAAAGTATTATATACATTATCTGTATATTGTTTAGCTTGTTTAGCCTGTTGTTCTTTTCTAGCTTCTTGTTCTGCAAGTTGATTTGCTACAATCTCATCTTGCATACGATCTAACTTAGGTTTAAACTGTTTAGCTTTTTGCTCAAGTTTACCCATATCAGCCCAATCATCTATCTCAGATTCAATTTCTTCTGGAGTACCAAATTGTGTTGCGTATAAATACTGTCTTGCAATTTCTGCTTGATCATTCTCACTTGTAGGATCTAGTTGTACTATTTCTTCTACATAAGCTAATGTTCTAAACAGACCTTTAAGATCTGTACCTCCGTCAGCAACATACTTGGCTGCAATTTGAAGTTCTTCTGGAAGAGAGTTAAAGAATTCTTTTGGTGTGTCTTCTCTAACTTTATTTTCTCTTTCTTGGAAGTTTGCTTCAAATAACTCTCTGAAATCTTTAGTAGTATAATCCTCTAATGGTTTATCATCATCAAAAGGAATTAATGTACCTTCCTCAATCATTTTAATTGCTAGCTCAGCAAGACCTGACTTATCTACTTTAGGTCTACCTTTGTTACCAGCATCTTCTTCTTGAGAAATTAAGCCATCAAGTTCAGCTATTGTTTCTTCAACTTCTGCTTTCTTTTCCTTAGCTTCCTGTCTTTCTTCAGGAGTAGCCTTGGGGTTGTCAAGGAACGTAGTATCTACTTCTTCTTTAGAAAATAGATTTTTAGGTTTCTCTTCAGCTTTACCATCTTCAGGAAGCATTACACTTTCTGCACCCGGCATACCAAAGATCTCATCAATGTTTACATCTACTTGATCTACCTTTGTAGTATCAAGAACCTGGGTTTCCCCAGTTGGATTGTTGGTTGTTTCCATGTTGTTGGTTTTTAATTATACTTTAATATACAAAATAAACTTGATAAATTTAAAAGACTTCAGATATTTTTTTGCACTATATAGCTAAGTCTATTTTTTCTTATCATTTTTATTTGGCTTGTCAAACTTATTTTTGTTCTCTCTAGCTATTTGTAACTGCTTATCTGCTATTTCTCTTTGCACATTAAGTTTTTGTCTTTCAATATCTATCTTTTGAGTTTCTCTGTAATTCTCATTAGTTTGCTTTTCTCTCTGAAGGTTCATTTGTGATTCATACTGTTCAGTTTGTCTTATATCCTTCATAGCATCTTGGAAGTCAGATACTTGATTTTGATTTACATCTGCCATAGCACCATATCCAGAAGCTCTAATTTCAGCTACTGTAATATCTTTCTGAATCATCTTATCATCTCTTTCAGCAGCAGCTTGGATTTCCATCTGTTTTTGTTTTTCAGCTGAAGCAAGTTGTTCTTGCTGCATTTGTTGTGCAGACTGTTGCTCTTGTTGTTTTTGTTGTGATTGTTTTTCTTCAGATGACTTAAGTGCATTATTAAGTTCAGAAATAGAATCAGACTGAATAACTTTACCAAGATCATATATAGAGGCTCCTGTAGTATTATTCTGCATTGCCATGCTTTTTAATTGTTCTAACACAGCTCTATGGTTTGCCGTAGTTGTGCAGAATATATTTAGGTCTCTCAAAAGTAAATCAGTTCCATTTACTTGAAAATTAACTTTATCATCAGCTCCTGTGATATAACTTAATCTAGTAGATGGTTTTGTAGAATGATAATATTGAGCAAGGTCAGTACGCATTTGATGCACCCTAGGCATTAAGTAATCACAGTGTTGAATAAAGAATACTTCTGTTTGAGCATATGATGCTGCAGCAGCTTGTTCTACTCCGGTAGCTGTCATTTGAGATAACTGCTGTCCCATCCTTTGAGGGTTTACCCCTATAACTTCATAAGCCTGTTGCTTAAAGTGATTAGCCAACTGAATCCTAGACATTAATCTTTCTGTCTGAGATAGATCAAGTTTTTGGAAATGCTGGAAGTTTAATGCATTCTCTGTATTTGTAATAGATGTATCTAGAGGAAGCATCTGGAAATTTTTCATAGCTACATATGCTTTTGCCAAGTTTCCTTTACCCCAATCTTCTCCTAGTGAATGTCGTGGAAGAGTGTTCTGATCTAACATAATGATAGTACCAAGCTCATCAACTAAGATGTCTGCAATCTGATTGTTAACTATATTGTAACCAATCTGATATGGCTTCATTAAGTCAAGTAATGCAGTTGACTTAGTATTCCTATCTGAGAACACAGCACCTTCCACCGGTAACTTACAACCATATAAAGTACTGTCTCCTTTAAACTGAAACTTTAATGGTCCAATATGATTCTTGTCTACACCAATATAGACAGGTGAAAATCCTCCTGGATTATTCATACCCCAGAATGAAGGTATGTTTGGGCCAATCTTTATACCACCCCAAGTTTCATTAATCCAGATCCAATCAATATGTTCTCCATATACTAGATTATCTTTTGTTTTGTTTTTAAACAATCTAGTATCATAGACAGGTTTGTCTTCTACTTTATAGTCTTCAGTTATTATCTCATTTATAACTTCACCATTCTCAGCTATTTTAGTAAGATGTCCAATCTTCCGCTGAGACTTCCAGTAACCTGTAGTTACTCTTAATAAATATGCAGTACCTTGATCAAAGTAATCTTCTCCCTCAGACATTATTTGAGCTATAATATCTCCTCCATCTAGCACTGATCCTGCACGCATTGTGGTATACTGTCTGTATGCTAATGAAGGCATGTTAACATTCCACTCATGACTTTTGGTTCCATCATAGTATGTACCATCATTTTGATAACCACCAACTATATAACCACCAGATCTAATAGGATAGATTGCTTCTAAAGCCTCTAATTGATCTTTAGTCATAGCATAACCATATCTGTCAATTACATCAGCTACAGTCATCATATCTATCTTACCTACCCAGTTACCTTGTGATATATATCTAGCATCCGGTGACTTGTGATAAAATGTAATAGGCGGGTTCCACAACTCTACTTCATAATCATCTTCCATCATGCGGAAATGCCAGAACTCTCTATCTGTAATAAGCATGTCACGGAAACCTCTTTCTTCAAGCTCATCCATCTTAAATCTTTCAACATCTACTTTATGTTGATGAGATGCCCATTGTTCTGCCATAGATCTGTAGTCTTTCTTAAAGAATGATTCTATTTCAGGAAGAGATTTAAGTTTGTCCGGACTCAATTCTGCTTGTGCTTCTTCAGAATCAGGATCTAATCCTTGTTCTAATAAAGCTGCAGTAATTTTAAGTTGAGCATCAGCTAAAAGAACTTCTTCAACAGCTACTCTTTTTTGCTCTAGCATTTCATTATAAGAGTATTCATCTACTGCTCTATAAACAAGCTTAGTTGATCTCTTTGCAAATTCAGCTACTAGAACATTAATAACATTTGGGATGATAGGATAGAACTTTAACTCTAATGCAGATACATCTTCTTTTGTTAGTACTTCTACTATATCTCTATAATCATTATCTTCTTCAACTATATAATCTGATCTATCTATTACACCTTTTGCAAGTTTGTAGTTCTTCATTAATCTGCGGGCATTTCTGCGGATTTGTTTCAAACCATTCCACTCCAACCAGTCAAGGTTCCATGCTGCCCACTCATCATCTTTATCTTTTTTTAATAAAAACTGTAAAGGCTGAGTAATACTACCCATTCTGTTATGGGAAGCTTTGACACCTTTCTTAGCTTGTAATGCGTTTATTATTTGCATATCACTTATTTAAGATTCTTAAATGGGGATCTTTTAAATCCCTGTCCTCCAGAATAAAAAGATTTACCCATATGCCGGAACGGACTACTCTTTAATTTAAACAAATTTTCTGACTTTTGCAAGTTTTTAGCTGCATCATCCATGATTGTTCTTCTTGTATAACCTCTATTAGACTGCTGTATTTTCATAAATGCAACAAGTGCACAGAATGAAACTAGCCTATCCACGTTGACTCCATCTGCATATGCTCTCATTTCTTTAAGTAACATAGGGTCAGGAATCCTTTCTATACCATATTTAGTTCTAACTATAGTACCGTCTGTCTTTGTTTCTATATCTAATTCTTCTTTAGTATATTCTATAGCATAACTAAGAAGGTGAGCTTTGAATAAAGTACCGGTGTTTTTCCAGCCATATTCCTGGAATACATTAGCATTAGCTCCTAAATCTTTTAAGAACATAATCTGACTCTTAGGTACTAAGTATCTTTGTTTTTTTCTAGATATCATATACTGGATGAATAATGAGATGTTATTCTCTATTACTGTCCATGCATTATACCACTCTATAATTAGCTCTAGTCTCTGGTGTGTTTTATTAATATCATCAAACCTTCCGCACCATGCGGCTACAATCTTATCTGGTTCTATATAAGTCTCTGTCTCTGTACCTGTTACTTTAGTTACTTCTACCGGTGCTTTCATTACATATATAGAACATAATGATTCTGAGGTAGTTGTCTTACCTTCAGACACGGGGTCAATAGATGCATAATACTGTCCAAATGCAGGATCTTTTATTGGTCTTTCCCATACAACAAGTACACCTGTTTTATCCTCTGTATTCTTAGTTACAGGGAATTCCATTATAGGTCTTTTATTAGATGCTTTAACACTAGGCTTCCCATTCTCATCTGTTGAGATATCTAAGAACTCATATGCATATTCTTTATCTTCTATTCTTCTTTCCTGTGCTGTAACAAGATGTGTTGGGAATACAGATACTGTTCTATGTGCAAATGCTTCTTCTACATTTCTTGGATGCTGAGAAATCCTCAACTGGTATGTCTCTGGGTCTAATTCTTTTTTCCAAACTTCAAACTGTTTGTCTAAAGCTTCTAAGGCTTCAGTAACAAGTGAGTTACCATATTTATCAATATATGGAGGCATTGACCATTGTTCAGGTATGAACAGTCCGGATAAACCAATAGTACCTTTAGAGTCAACAAGATTTGATTCTACTGAATACACATCATTATCTAAAGGTTTTACAATCATTTTTCTTAATGGCTCACATTGAGACAAGTCACCCACAGATCCTGCAGCTATAAACATCCCTGTTGTAATTAAACCAGATCTCATGGCAGGACGCATGTACTCATATGTCTGATCCATCTTAGGAGCAATCCCTGCTTCCTCATGAAAGAAGTACTTAACTGGACCCCCTACACCATTTGTAGGATCTTTCTCAAATGACATACCTTGTATAGTACCTTTAAGACCTACCTCAGCTTTTCTATTACCTTTTCTGACCTCAATCTTTTGTTGCCACATCATTACTTTGTCTGGTGACATAGGACGGTACCATGCAGTATGCTCATTTAAGAATGCTGCATATTCCTGTAGGAATTTCCAGGATCCTTTCTCATTTATATAATCCTTGAGACTTGCTCCAACTTTAAGAGTAACACCGGCTTCAAACCATTGCTGGTTTATAAGCTTACCCATATGGTAGTAGGAAGATGCTATCTGACGTTTCTTTAAGATAGCTACATGTTTATAGTTTAGTTCTGCTAATAGTTCATATAAAGCCATATGATACTGAGCATCCCGGATATCAGCAAATCCAAATTGTTGTATCTCTTTGTTAAAGATAGGTAGGAAGTTAAGCCACATGTAGTACTCTCTTGCTAAGAACCAAGCTTTAGTCCCGTGTTTAATCAGCACACCTTTTCTGCATTTAGCTTTCTGGTCATCCCAGTAGTTAATAAAGTCTTTAGACTTAAAAGGAGCTGTAGTATATATACCAAGCTTTCTAAACTTATTTGATTCTGATACAAATAACTCTGTACTAACATCATCAAACTCATACTGACCGGGTTCCTTAAATATTGAGCGCAGATATGTAGCAAACTCTTCTCTGCTATCAAAAGATGTGGTAGTCCAATTACCATTATCCCAAGTTGGTATGTCTTCAAAGATTTGACTCATGACTAACTATCATATGCAAGACCCTGACCACCACGGACTTTGCTTTGTTGTTCATCCTGTAGATCTTTGTAGACTCCTTTAAAGGATTGTCTAATACCATCAAAGTCTTTTGCTAATGCTCTTATCTGAGCTATATTACCATCTTTACCATCAGTAATCTGTGCAGTAGCTAGGTAATTAGATATTCTATCTAGTGCTTTCTGCATACCTCCGTACGCGCGTGAGGTTGGAGTTTCATATAGTTTCTCACAGAATCTTAATGCATTATATATCTCAGTGTCTTCTGTAGAGAATTCTGCTTCTATCTCCCGCATGATTAATGATTCTTTCTCTATATGGGGTGTATGGAAGAAAGGATTCATATCTGGATCCGGGCATGTCATATAAAATAAATACTGATATATTTTAAGATAGTCATCTGGATAATCATCCATTATATCTTTAAGAGACTTCAGTGTATAACAGTGTTCAGTAGGAACAACTGTTTTATTCTGTACATCAAATAGTTTAATCAGCATTGTTATTTCTTTTTAATTTTGGCTTTGTTGTCATGAAGATAGTGAATAATAGCATGCACTTCATCTACTAAATAAGGTACTTCCATTGGTATTACTTCTTTTACTATAGGTTCTCCATTGTCATCTAGTTTGGCAATAGGATATCCCCACTGATCTTCTTTCTCTACTTCAAATGTTATGTGGTGTATAAATATATTTCCGGGTCTTAGTTTAGGATTATGCTTCAATATAATATACATATAAATGCTGAGCTGTAAAGCATAATGATAAAAGTTACAGTCATCTAAGTTATTTACAGGATGAGACATCTTATCAGATATTCCTTCCCAATTTACATATGACTCTTTCTTTATCTCTTTATTAGTTTTGTAGTCAATGATGTTTACTTTACCATTGACTACTTCCACTAAATCTGATTGTCCACAGATACCTGCTGATCTTAAATAGACCATATGTTCTGGATACACGCCTGGTTCTAATTTTTGTGATGGAGCTATCTTGACACCTTCTTTAACCTCTGCAGGTCTAAATACAGGTATAGTAGTTCCTTCTACACTTAATGATGCTAATGCACACAAGTCATCTTCTCTTTGGTTATGATACCATGTACCAAGAGTAGTGGATCTAGTAGATTCATTATACCAGATCTCTTGGATAATCTTAGGATCTACTCCAGCCCATTTAGATCTTTTGCTTTTACTTACTTTCTCTGCTACTGCTTTAGCATCAAAAGGTTTCTTAAAATGGGAAACAAGTGTTGTTACACTTATCCAGTCAATAGCTTCTCCATCTATACTGGTGTAACTATGATTATCTGCATTAAACTTTATCATCTTTTAAGCATTTTCTATAATAGTATTAGCTAATGTTCTAGATGCTTCATCTTCAGATATCAACATCTTTCTGATATTAGTTACCTCTTCCTGTGTAAACTTACCCTCTATAGAAAGTATCTTTAGTCTTAGAAACTTGTTCTCTGTTTCTAGCTTAGTAATTTTATCTTCTATAGCTTTCAAAGGATGTACCCATGGGTCTTCCAGAACTGTGTTCATTCTACTAAATATTCCATCTGCTGTGGTAGTAGTTATAGTTTGTCCAGGAATAGGATTAGTATTAACTATTTGAGTAGGGTCATTAACTAACATTCCAATAGGATATTTATTTGGATCCATATACATAATATTAATCTTTAAGGTTATCTAATTCTTCTTCTTGTTCTTCTGTAGCTATAGCATCCCATTTACCTAATGGGCACTCTGATGATAATGACCGGGTCTTAAATGCTAATGAACATCCACACTCAGCACAACAGGGTTGTGTTTTCTTTACAGCACATTCTTTACCTTTAGTATCTAAGTGCTCACAGCCATCACAGATGTCATGTCTCATCCGTGCTATGTCTTCTACAAACTCATCTCTAATGATTGAGTTCTTAATACCTTCTAGGATACCTTTTCTATTCTCCCAGATTGTTTTTAGTACTGCTTTCATTTTTGTTTTTTTTAAATTCTTCTTTTCTTATTTCCTCTAAACTTATTTTATGTTCTAGTTCTATAAGCTGATCTAACTTTAACTCTAAGCCTTTTTTAGTATGGTAAGCTGTAAATGTTGAAGTATCATGTTCAGATAAATCTTTAGTAAATTTTGGTATATGAGATCTTACTAAAGTGGGTTTTACTACAAAGTGACCTAAACCATCAACATTGATTCTTGGATATTTTAAGTTTACCAATGCTGACCTTATATCTTTGTAGTAGTGTTCAATAAATTTATCTATCAAATCCTCTTCAACATTTAAATCTTCTGACAACTGTTTATATAACTTATTGGCCTTCTTCGGTATCATTGCCTAAGAATTTATAGTCAAGTAAAATTGAACCTTTAGTCTGAATCATTAAGTTTGGATTCAGCATAATCAATTTCTTATTATCTGTATCTTTTATCACAAGATTGTTTTTCTCTGCTTTATTAATACAGTTTCTAACAGTCTGTGGTGACTTAAATATCCAATCTTCTTCTGCAGAAGCATCCAAACAAAAGTTTGTAAGTTCTATAGGTTCATTAAAACTTAACAAGGTAAGACAGTTCAAATCAGATTCACTCATGGTTATACGGTTAATATAACAATGTGTGAGTATCTGAAATTTTACAACATCCCATTTAGGCATCTTGACACGCTTCTGTACCTGATTAACAAGTGCCATTATTAATTCTTTTTAAGCTTTCTTTTAGCTGTTTCAGAATTAACTCTACCTTCTAATTCCACACCTTCTTCATCAAGATCTTCTTCTAATGGTTCTGGATTGTTTATCTGATACATAGCCATTGCATACTGATGATCTGATTGAAGTCTTCTTAACTTAAGTTCAGAGATATCAGCTAATAACTTTTCATATTCAGCTTGTGCTTTTAAGTAAGGTAAGGCCTCTTCAAAGAATTGTTTCATCTCTTCTTTTCTTGCTGCTAGCTGTTCTGGAGATAGATTCTCCATTTGTTCTTGTTGGTTTTCCATTGGTTTTTAATTTTAAGTTTAGACAAATATACAATAAAAGTTTAAACTAGATATATTTAAAAACAAAAATCCAGGCATAGTACATACCTGGATCTGTATACTTTAAGTAGTTAACTTAATCTTTGTTATTCTTTACATATTTACCAAGACCAAGTGCAGCACCTACACCAGCTAATCCTCCAGCTATTTTTCCCACTAAAGTAGCATCACCACCACTGCTTGATCTACCACTGCTTTTATACTTTGTTTTTTTTCTGCAACCTTTTCCTCTATCACCAGGTCCGCATTGTTCAGTAGCACCCCCTACTTCATAGCTTTTCATTGATCTAATCATTGGTTTAGGGCTATTTTTTTGCATTGACTTACAGAATACTGTAGCATCTGTAACTCCTTTTAATCCATTTTTCATAGTTATCTGTTTTTAATAGTAAAGTTTAAAACTGTTAGAAGATAGAAGTCTCTGGAATAATCTAGTTCTAATGTAAAGATATCTAATGCTGAGATTCTCAGTCTTAGCATTATTTTATCCCACTGTCTTCTTGAGCCTTTCCAGTTGTTTCTAAACTTCATTACTTTTTATTTATAAGGTGTATAAATTGTTTTCCCACCCTGTTTAATAGCTTTTAAAATTTGTTTACGTTGTTTACCTGTAGATTCATAAGATACATGAACCCAGTCAGGATTAGTGTCTGTACCAAATTCCCAAATCATTTGATCAAAATTCAAATTGTCTTTGATAAAGTTAAAGATTTGAGCATTGGTTATTGATGTACCATCCATATCAATATCAATTGCTTCACCTTGACAATGTTGTGAGGACAAACTTCCTCCAACAGCAGTATTCAAAGCTTTGCTTCTGTACCCAGATGAAATATGAATAGGAACACCAAAGTGCTCACGGATTGGCTGAAAGACATTCTCAGCTAACTTTTTAAAGTTCTCAATGTGCTCAGGAGTTGGCATATTGCTAATTCCTTTTCTCTTTGCAGTTTCACTTCTTGTTACTTCTGCTAATGATAAATTTTTACTTAATTGCATGGTTCTATTTTTTAAAGTATAATTCTGCTTCAGCCTCTCTTCTTCTTACAAGACCTTTTAATGTTTTACCTCCAGCTTTAACCCACTTTAGGAATTCTAATTTGATTGACTCATCATTAGGATTTGCATTTACTTTTTTAAGTAATGTAGAAGATTTTAAATTTGCTGGTCCTAAGTTGTAAGCAAATGAAACTAATGCATCAAACTGATTTTGTGTGATAGTATCTACACAATAGCTATCTACATATTTTTCAAAACTTACAAGCATGTTTGCTAACAGTTCAACAGCTTGTTCTTCTGTTATAGCTGCATCTGTCATTGTTACCTTTTTACCACCTGGATAAAAAGTAGCTCCGTATCCTATTGTAGGGACACCTGCAGAACATTTGTAAGGAGTTCCTCTAAACCCTTCAAAAGCTTTAATCATCTCAATTCCCGCTTTCCCCGTCTTGGTTATTTTCATTTTGATTGTTTTTTTTGTTTGACATAATTTTACCTGCTGTAGTAATTCCAAAGGCTCCAAGAGTAATGATCATAAAGCCATCAAAGATAAATTCTTTTATGACCAGTTCTTTACCCCAAATACCTGTAACTACATCAACTATTAAAATAAATACCATAGCAAAAAATGCTACTACTCCAACAAAGCTTTGCTCATTTATCTCATTAGCATCTGATACTAATTCTTTAAAAATCTTTTTCATAATTTTATTTTTTTTCTTTACCGCCTTCCTGAGTAGCATACTTGATACCCATGATTGTACCAACTATAGAGAAGGCATTTGTTAATAATACACTAAACATGTTACTCCATGTTGAACCAATAATCTGTGTGTCTTGATTTGTTATAATAGCCATCCAGTATAATACTGTTGTCACAACTCCAACCCCAACTATAACAGACAATGCAACTTTGACAATAATTTTTATCAGCTCACTTTGACTTTTTTTCATCATTACATCTAAGTCATTTAAAGCTGCATCCTTTTCTATCTCTATTGAGTTTTTCAGTTTTTGAGAATTCTCAAGTTCTATTTGTAAGTTTTTTGTAAGATCATCTATTTTTGCCTTGTTAGTTACAGCTTCAGTAACATCAGTTGCAATTTTAACTACATCTGTAATATTTCCTTTGCTGTCAAATACAGGATTGTAAGATGCTTGCAAATAAACAGTAGAACCATCTACTTTTTTTCTTTCAAAGATTCCATCAAAGTACTTACCTTTTCTCAAGCTTTCCCAGAACTTAGCATATTCATCAGACTTAGAATACTCATAGCTTACAAAAACACTGTGATGTTTTCCAATGACTTTGGCTTTTTCATTGCCCTTATAACCCATGGTTTCTAAGAATATAGAATTTACATCTGTTATAAAACCATCTATGTTAAAATTAATCAGAGCAGTGCTTCTATTGATTGCATCTATCTGTTTCTTACTATTGACAATTACACTAACGTCAGTAGCAATTTTCATTATCTTGGTAATCTTACCATCTTCATTTAAAATAGGATTATAAGTTGCTTGAAGATTTATAAGACTTCCATCTTTTTTTCTTCTTTCAAACTCTCCAGTGTAATGCTTACCACTTCTTAAGATATCCCAAAACTTTTCATACTCAAGTGATCTTGAGTAATCATCACATACAAAAATGCTATGGTGCTTACCTATAATGTCTTCATGATTACCTTTACCGTAACCCATTGCTTCCAAAAAAATGTCATTAACACCTGTGATGGTGCCACCAAGGTCAAAGTAAATAATAGCGTTACTTCTATTAATTGCTTCAAGCCTGCTTAATAACTCTTCTTTTGGTAAATTTTTCATTGCAGGTTATTACTAAACCTTATTACTAACTATTTTTTTTAGCTAGACGTTTAAGTATCCAAGAGCTAAATGTAGTTCCTACTTTTTCTAGTATTTTGTTATCAGCATCTATTGTAACTTTAGAACCTTCTGCAGTTTTAGTAATTTCAATATCTAATTTCTTAGTATCAATTTTAACATGTTGTTCTGTTTCTGTAGCGTGTACTTCTACATCAACTTTAGGTGTATCAATAACTACATCTAAGTTTTTGTTATCTTTCTTAACATAAGCTCTTTTAGTTTTTGTTGTTACTTCTAACTCAACATTAACTTCTTTTTTCTTTGCCATTTTTATTTGTTTTTAGTTATTAAAATTTAGTAATCTATTTCAAACTGTCTGTTGAATTGTCAACATCTTCTAGTTCTTTAGCATCTTCTACTGTTAATTGTGATAATGTAGCAGCTACTGTTCCTGCTGTTGCTACATATCCAGCTACTGTTATAATGGCTGCTGGTAAAGCCACTGGAGCTGCAATAATAACACCTGCTATTGTTCCGGCTACTATTGCAATCTGTTGTACTCTTTTCCAAAACTTAGGTGTTTTGGCTTTCCATCTTCCTTTCAATTCTTTCATATTTATTTGTTAGATATAAACAACTTAACAGCATCTGATAATTCACCTACATTCTTTGCTAAGTTTTTTATCTCAAGCTGAGTAAGCTCTTGCAATGCTTGATATTTTATCTGTGTTTCTTGTTGTACTAGTTCTATTTTACCTTTTAACTTTCCAAGTTCTTCTGTATTTTTTCTGACATCTCCATGGATCATTTTTAAAAAGTATCCAAATATAGCAAAAATGGTACTTGCTATAAAAATTGCTATTGGTAGTGATTCTGTGGCCATTGTTATTATGTTATAAATATATACTTATAATATACTAAAAATAATTGAAACTACAATAGGTTACTAGGTATTTTTACTTAGTAAATACAGTATAGAATACATCAAATGTAGATTTTTCTTCTACAGTTAAATTATCATAGAGTACTTCTTGAAAGTCTCCTACATTAATTCCATCAACATTTATACCTACAAATCTTTTTACAACTTCCTCACCAACAAATACTTGATTATATTCAATAGTTATTTTACTATTTACTAAAGACATGAAATCATTATATACCACTAAATACTCACCTGTTAATTCAGAAATTGTAAAATATTTTTGCTCTTGAGTTTTTAAATTTTGAGATACCAAAGTATCAGAAAGCTTTAATATGTCTATTTTATAAGTGTCCATTATATTGTGATATTATTATAAGTTGTATTAATAGTAACTGCTGATAAAGTAACATTAGCATTTATTGGAGTTGTTGCTCCTTTAAATACTGTGTTTGTAATTACACCAGTAAAAGCTGCTGAACCTATTATACAGTTAGCAGATGTATTAAATACTTGAATATAGTTATTTACAAAAGTAGGATTACCTGAAGATGGACCAATTGAAATAGCATGACCAGCAGCATTATTATAATCTGTAATTATTGAACAGTTATAAAATGATGCTCCGTAATTATTATCATAAACAGTTATTGAGCCTGAAGAATAAAATGAACTATTGTAAAATTTAGACATACTTGAAAATGCTCTTACTGTATATCCAGTTGTTGACCTACCAGTACAATTATAACCAGTTGCTTGATAAAAGGCATTTCCAGTTGTTGTTTGTCCTGTGCAATTATAACAAACTAATCCATTAAATGCTATGGATGTATTTGAAAAAGCAAAACAATCATAAGCAGATGCACCTGATTGTCCTGCAAATGCTGTTCCTGTTGATGATATACCTGTACAATTTCTTATAACATCTGAAGGATAATTGCAAAATATTCCTATTCCAGAATTAGTTTTTATATAACAATTTTCATAAGAACAACCGCCTGTAATATTAGGTGTTGCTATACATCCACCCGTTCCTGTGTTTTCTATTCTACTATTTTTTATGTTGCTAACTGCAAAAGCAGTGCCAAATAAAGGTCCTGATGAATTACCAATTACATCTACTCCATCAAATGACCACCCGTAAACTCCAAACCCTGTTGTTGTTGTTATTGAAGCAGTGCCTGTTGTTGTAGTATAAATTATATATACTGAATTAAATTTGAAATTTATAGATGTAGTAAATGCAGTTCCATCTCCTGAAAATATTACTCCTGTTGAAGTTGCTGTATTTGCTCTTTTTATTGTTAAATTGTTAAAGTAATATGTAAAAGTTCCTGCCCCAGCTGAGGTTGCAAATACATCTCCTGTATTTCCAGAGTATGTGTATGTATGACCGTTACCTTGAATTATAACATCAGGTTTAATAGTGACAACACTTGTTGCTGTTACATCTGCAAACATTTCAATTGTTTGACCTGCTGTTGCAGCAGCCATAGCTAATGTTAATGTAGCATAGTAAGTATAAACTCCACTAGCATTTGATATACCCCAAACACCAGAAGATCCTGTTACATTTACAGTAACATTATTACCAGAAGTTGTAGCTGTTACACCTGTTCCTGTAAAGTCAATTTGTGCTACATCAGATGTAAGTGTAGAACCTTCATCCAGTACTTTAATTGATTTTCCTATATTAATTCCTGTACTCATTATTAATATGTTTTATTTATCTACTTATTTCTTCCCAATCTACTGAAGCATAAGCTCCTAAAGTTCCTCCTGTAGCATCAATAGCCATTTCAATTACTATTTCAAATGCTACTCCTGTAAAAGTATTTCTTTCTAGTTGAGCTGCAAATAAAGCTTCTTTTAGTATATCCATACTTGGAGAACCTTGATTGGATGAATTTATATATCCTTGTGCTAATACTCTACCACCTGTAGTTGATGTACCTGTAAGATTATATTCTACTGAGGAATCAGCTGAAGCAGGAGTCCAAGCCCCTCCCGTTATTGCAGTCCCATTTAAAACTCTCCATGCATAGTTTTTACCATTACCTAATCCTAACAAAGATACAGCAGTAAGAATAACAACAGCATCTAATGTAGTAGCTTTAAGTCTTATTCCTACAATAGGATAAAATGTCCCTGCTACTGCAAAAGTTCTTGGAGTGAGTATTGGAGTACCAATAGCTTGTTGCGCCCCTCTAAGTTCATAACCACCTTCAGATATTGCAGTAGAACAAACTTGTTTTAATGTACTTGGACTAGCTGTTACTCCTGTATTAGTTATCTCATATCTAAGTGGTAATGAAGCTGTAGTAATATAAGTAGATGTAATTAAGTTAGCATGATTAAATCTATGGCATACAATGAAGTTACCATCAATAACAAAACCTAATCTTACAGTACCTTCTCCTAACCACTCAATATCCATGAATAAAATCTGAGCCTTAGTAATATCTAAAGTTATTCCTGATGGACCATTACCATCTAATGGATCAGCATTCCAAGAAGCTTGATTAACTACTGATTCTGTAACTACACCTGTAACTAAACTTCTTTCTACAAAACTTAAAGTAGAATTATTAAGCTGTAAGTAAAGCCCATTATTTGTACCAAAGTAACCTACTCTTTGTCTAAGATTAGTTTGAGCAGGAGCCATTACAAATGTGTTCATTACAAGTAAAGACTTACCTGGTTGATATGACATCACTTTAAATGTTTCCCTAAGAACTTGTGAACCACTTGTTGTATTTACATTTAGGTTTACTAAACCTTCATTTGCACTAAACACAGCTGCTCCTCCACTTGCTGTAGATGTAGCCCATAAACCATTATCTCGGTATCTATGTGAAGAATCAAATAGTGTTAATGGATTTGATACTCTTAATCTACCAAATGCATCCCCCAACATTGGGTCATTAGCCAATATTGATTGATTAGATATGCTGGAAGTAGATACTATAGTAGCCATTATGTAAGAGTTATAATTATTAACTCAGCTCCGGCAGTTGTTGTATCATAAGTAATAGCAGCTAATGTATTATTAATGGCTCCGGCATCAAAGTTCAATGTTTCTCCTGTCTTTAAAGTAATACCACCAACAATAGCATTAGCAGTTCCAACACTTGCAAAAGATACTGAATATGCACCAGCAGTTACAGTTCCAGATGTTCCAGTAGGTCTAAGAAAATTAGGAGTTCTTTGAACACCAGTACCACCATCAACCGTAATAGAATTACCTCCATCTTGAATAGCAACTTGACCTGTAGCATTTACATTTAAAGGAACTGGAGAACCAGATGCACCATTTACATAACCATAAATACCTACTTGATCATTAGCTGCATCTAAATTTACTTCTAATGTTACACCTCCTATGATATTTACATCTAAGCCTATATCAGCACCAATTGTGGTACTTGTTAATAAATTACCACCTGCGCAAATAGCTATTGAATCTTCTACACAAGTTAATGGTTGTGCTGTTTGATTAGCTATCTCTTGTAAACCTTGTAATACTCTCCACTGATATGGTAGGTTATTACCTTTATTACCGTAATCTTTTAAATTTCCTATTGACATAATTTTAGTTTTAATAAATTCTTACTCCTCTGCATGTTAAAGCATATAATGCATTATCTACTCTTCCTGCAACAATTAAGTATTGATTTTGTGTCCAATCTATTGTTACTGTTGATGGTGCCACATTGCTTACAGCATTATCAGAATTGCTACTGGCAGATACATTAAAAACATATGTAGATGAACCATCAATATACATTGTTCTAACTATACCCATATACCTTGATGTACTTAGTGAAGTAAATGTAGCTAATAATGTAGCTCCTGATAATGTATTACTAGTGTTTATATAATATGTTGTTGTAGCTATAGTCGGTTGATCTTTAATAAATTGTGCAGAAAAAGATAAACCTTCATTTCCAGAAAAAGTATTTGCTGGAATTAGTATTGATGTCAACTGATCATTTGTAAGACTATTAGTAGTAAACAAACCTGATGATGCAAAACTTGGTGATCCTGATCCAGCTATACCCTGTGGGCCTTGGGGACCTGTTGCGCCTTCTGCTGCTAATAAAGCCCAGTTAGCTGTATCTACAGTTGGATTTAGAGCTGATGGTCCTACACCTGCAGGATTATAACAGAAATAACTAGCTCCTCCAAAAGATACTGAATCATTATCTGCATATATTGTAGCTGCTGACCATAGACCTTGCCATGTAAGACCTGCGGGTCCCACCGGTCCAGGAACGCCTTGAGGTCCAATAGGACCTTGTATACCTGGAGCACCATTGGCTCCTGGAATCCCTGGAGGTCCTTGCGGACCAGTACCATATTGTGCTACAAAGTCTTCTACTGTAATGGCACCAGCAATATACTCATCATCTCTACGTCCATCTTTTAAACCTACGGGTATAAGAGTCTTAGCGGCATCAACAGTAGTAACTTGTCTCCTGCCTTTAATCCAAGAAATAAAGTTTAGAATATCCATGATTATTTATTTTATCCTAATACCCAATTTGCACCATCTGAAAATACAGGTACTATTTAAGTGTGTATAGTTCATAGTAAACATACAAATCACCATCCCAGTTATTAGCACCAGCTAATGTAGGGTTAGCATTATAAAGATTAAACTCTAATCCATTTGCAACTCCTGTAGATATTAAATATGGAATAGCATTATCAGTTATAGTGTTTTTGTAATATACAGAATACTGTAAATATATATTATCTCTGTTTGCTATACTAAGATCTAGATCTGGGTTATTAATTAAGAAACCTACTGAACTACCATAAGCTAACGCAGGGGTTAAAGGAACAGATGAACCCATACCAGTAATATCAATAATACCACGGGGAGTATCTACTGTTACTACATTAGTAGCTGTAATATTTAACTCATAATGCTTAGTGTTACCCGTGCAACCTGATTGCACACAGTTTTTAAGAGTCATTCCATAAGTCTGATACTGATCATCTCTTCTGTTAAATCCTACATTAGCACCTAATGCTATTAGATCTGTGTTAGGATCATTTGCTTTGGTCTTTACTAGACCTGCTGCTTTAGTATACAGCCAATTTAAAATATCCATGATTTATTTTTTACCTTGTTGAACATATTTTTGTTTCTGACTATTATAATTACTTATAATTTTTCCAGAATCTCTACCATATTTTTTTTCTAGATATGCTGTTAAACTATTATTTTTCATAATATATATTTTAATTAAAAAATTCTACTGTTAATGATATAGGTACAGCTATTGTAAAATCAATTATTACTGTTGCATCAAAAGTTGCACCTGCTGTCATTACTAATGTAAACCAATGATCTTCTGGGGCACTAATTGTATTATCATCTGCTATAAAAGTAGATGTTGTTGAAATTAAATTACCACTAGTATCTGCTACTAAAACAGTTCTTGCCATGGCAGAAGCAACAGTATCATATACATTTGTATCATCAGCAAGAATAACAGAGTCTTCTCTAACTCTTAATAGCTCATCAGAACCAGATACCACACCAATTAATAATGCATAAGTTGCAGAACCAGTAACTCTTGCTTTTCCTTGTATTCTATATTTTTTATATGCACCACTATTAGATGTTGTAATAGTTCCTCCTATTGCAGTCATAGTAGCTTGAACAGCTGGTTCAAGGGAACCTTCAACAAAAGTTACAGAAGGATCTCCTACTAAGTTAGCAAAGTCTTCCACAGTTATTGCTCCTGCAAGATAATCATCATCTCTGCGGCCATCTTTAAGACCTACAGGAAGTAATGTTTTTGCAGGGTCTACTGTAGTAACTTTTCTACCACCTCTAACCCAAGATATAAAATTAAGTATATCCATGATAATTTATTTTTAATTATACAGCAGTTGTACTTAATACACCAAGATCTGATACAGTTATTCTATATCTTGTGCCATTAGGAGAAGATAATATAACACCTTTACCTATTTCTTCAACTTCTATGTCATTGTTTTTAACTACAAAATTTGCATCAGTGTTTGTTGCTAATGATTGTCCTATTGTTACTTGACCGTTACCTTGAATAATAAGTCTATCAACATTACTTGTCATAAACTTCATTACTGATGCATCTGCTCTTGCCAAAAAAAATGAATTAGGAAAGGGATGAGTAGAATTATTTAAACCCCAGTTGACAGTTGCAGTAGCTGTTTGTAATTGATTTGTTATACCTCCATTAACTGTTGTATTTCTTATGGTTTGACCAAATCCTGTATTAGCATTAATGAATAATTTATAAGTTAATGCTGGTGTGTTATTAATACCAACATTACCCAATCCATTATGGCTTAATCCTGTAGATGGTGCCCATGAAGCACCTGTCCACCACTGTGTTTGACTTATTACTGTTCCTGGCAATCCTGATCCTGATGGTCCTTGTATTCCTTGAATACCTTGAGGTCCTTGGGGTCCTGTAGCTCCTTGTGATGCTAATAGTGCCCATTTAGTTGGATCTAAGTTAGGTGTAGTTGCTGAAGGTCCTACGTTAGCAATACAAAACCAAGATGCTCCACCATATCCTACAGCATCATCAACTACATATGTACCTGCTGCAGACCATGCACCTTGCCAGTTTAATCCTGCTGGACCTACTGGTCCTGGTACACCCTGTGGGCCTATTGGTCCTTGGGCACCTGATGGAATTACAGAAGCTACTTGAGCTGTAAAGTCTTCTACTGATATAGCACCTGCTAAGTATTCATCATCTCTTCTACCGTCCTTAAGACCAACTGGTAATAGAGATTTAGCCGGATCAACAGATGTTACTTGTCTGCGTCCTCTTATCCAAGAAATGAAATTTAAAATATCCATGATTATTGTTTTTATAAATATACACTATAATATACAAAAAATATTTGATATAAAAAAATCCCCAGTTAAAAAACTGAGGATTAAGTTGCTTAACAGGTTAACAAGATTAGCGCAAAAGGAGATAACAGGTTGTTAAGCAACAATATATCCGATAAGAAAAGACAGCAGAATCATAACACCTATTAAAGCATTAGCAATCTGTCTACCTTCTATATCATCTTCATAATAGTTTTTCATTTTATTAAGTACAGGTTTATTAAAAGCATTGGCAACTATCCAACATACTCCAATTACACCTATCAGCAATATTACTAAAATAGCTTTCATGTAGACAAATATAGAAAGAATATTTATTTATCCAAACTTTCTATTCTCTTTTGGAGATATACTATAGCTTTTTCCAGATCCTCTTTGTATGCTCCCGGATTCTTTTTACCAGCTCTTACTACATATTTAATGACATTGCCTAAATAGAAGTCTCTATCCAGACCCCAAGCTTCAAGTACTTGAAATACTTCATAAGGATTAGATTGTCCACCATAGTATACAGGTCTTGGTCCCGGAGATAGTTTTACTATTCTATCAGTAAGATCTTTTCCAGGTCCAAAAGTGGAAGTAACAGTGCTAGTATTTCTACCAATAACTCCATCTGCCATGCCGGGATAAGGAGATACCGGAGTTTTCTTTTTATCCATGACTACCAGATTATAACAACATCACCTTCAGTAAGGAGAAGTTTAATCTCACCATCAATTTCTATTCTCTCAACAGTCTCCATGTTTAGAGATCCTGTTCTTACATACACTTCATCACCTACAGCTACTTCTTCTACTTTATCTCCTATAGCATATACAGCAAGTTTGCTCCAAAGTTTAGCTGCTTCTTGCATCATAGCTTCTTCATCTTTTGCAGACAGTTCAATAACTGACTTCTTTCTCTGTGGCACATTAAGCAATATAGCTCGGCCTCTTAGTTTTTTAAAATTACTCATTCCTCATTTTTAAATGTTAATACTTTTACTACTGACATAGATGCATTAAGAATTTCTCCTACTGCGTGATCAAACAGGAGACTCTTTAAGGGTACCCTTTCTGCTTCATAGTTCTTCTTCATAATCTCAGCAATCTCTGCTGCTAATACTTTTACTTTATAAACATCTGATGTATCTTCCGCATCTTCTTTGATACCTAAGATTTTATATCCAAATGGAGTTATCTTAGTTTCATTAGCCTGTATATTACCAGGTGTTGGGTAAACTGTTTCTTCTGACATATTGTTGGTTTTAAAAATTATGCATCATATTTCTGCTTGGTTGTTGCTTTAGATTCTTCTAGTTCTTTATCATCAGGAAGAGAATCTAAAATATTCAACTTGATCTTTTCTAATAAACCTATAAGAGCTAGATTACCATATGCTTCTTCATGAATCCTAACTTCTAGTCCTGATTCTTTTTCTGTAATAGATATCAATGTTTTATCTGACATATTTAATAATTTACTTAGTTCATCATAGAGCTCCCGGGCACGGAGATTGTCCATGCCGGCATCTCTAACTTCTTTAGTTAGCTTTTCCCACAACAGCTTTTGCTGGGCAGTCATAGTCAAATAAATAATTAGGAGTTATTGCTCTCATGGTTTGTTGGTGACACAAATATATAAACTATTTTAATTTAAACTAAAAACCCCAGAAAAAAATTTCCAGGGCTTTCAGCTAAATCAATTAAAAGTTATGTTATGAACTGTACAAATATACAACATTATTCATTATCATAAAACATTCTTTCAGAATCTTCTGTATGCCACTTGTCAAATCCCTCACAATTATAGTAATCTTTATTAACTAAATAATCCGGTCTCTCTGGAAAAGGCTTAGTAACAAAGCTAGGTTCTGACCATTTGATTCTGTTGTTTGGTTGCAATGCTATCTGTCCATTATCTAATAATATGATATGGTGACTCTTATGCTCTAGTGCATCTTCAGCTAGAGACAGGTCTGTATTAAAATCATTAGCTCCCCAGTTAATAGTAGCATAGTAACTACCCGGGTGAAACTTATGGTCCTTCATATACACTTCTACTTTAGTATCATATACATATGATAGATGTAGTAAAGTAAATCTATATGAGAAGCAATTCCATATCTGTAGATAATGAAATGGTAGATCTGGATCTGGAAGTTTTGGTTCAGTAAGTAAAGCATGACTAGGTAACTTATCTCTAAGTACACCATTCTCAAGTAGTACCTGGAACAATGCAGCTTGTCCCGGCATACATCTAACTGATACTATTACCCCCGGGGTAAATTCTCCTAAACCTTTTTGGTGTTGGTACATGTACTCATTCCTAACAAATACCTTGAGAGGAAAGAAGTTATGTTCTATATATGCCATATGTTATTTTTTGAAGAACCCTTTCTTAGGCTGCTCCTTCTTATCAAACCCTAGTATATCAATAATCTTGTTAGCTTGTTCTTCAGCAAAACCAATAACCTCTTCTTCTTTATCCTTGATGTTCCAGTTATTAAGTAAGATACTCATGTGCATAGTCTCATGCATAACTGCGGTAGCTTTCTCTGTAATAGAGTACTTCTTAAATGTACCTAGGTTAATAAACAAGAATGGTTTGTGTGGAGCTTTTGTTGTAAGCTTCTTATCATTAGGGTCATAGTTAGTCCACCCATACATATACACCCCGTTGCCTACAGTCTTATCTACTTCTTCTGCCTGAGCATCTTTACGGTTCAACCCGTGCATCTCATCTACATCATAGTAGTCAAATATCTTGGTAGCATCTTCTCCGGCAAGGAGCACATACTTACCCATGTCATACTTTTTCATAATACAAATATATATAATATATAATATAATAAAAAAACCCCAGACTGTAGTTCCGGGGCTCTTAGTATTAATCCTAAAATGAAAGTTATTAGCTCAACAAATATATACATAATTCTAAACATACCAAATTTTTTTAAGATAATTAAGTTGTACTATATAAGAGTGTGAGATGGGGCATATAGCAAAAACCCCCGGGGCTCTGAGAAAAAGTGGCATACCCCCTATGAAGCTGAGGGAGCAAGCCTGAATCTAGGAAAAAATCTAAAAAACTCTGACACAGGAAAAGTGTGTGGATGCTAGCAGAGACAGAACAGAGCAGAGACAACAGATGCAAAAGCTGAGCAGAAGACTATGACACAGAGGGGGGAGGGTGCTGAGACAACCGAGCCAACAGCACAACCACACACACAGAGAAGACAGTATATAGCACAACTTCTATTGTATGAGAAACTAATAACTATGACTGCAAACCAACTATTTGATTTAGCTGAAACGCTAGATAAAGCAATTGCTACCTTAGAAACAGAAGGTAAGACATTTAAAGAACTATATGAGCTATCTGATTTAAAAGCATATAGAGCTTATGTTCAAGAAGGTATTGAAGCTGCTGTATCAGCAATGGAAAGTAATACAGGGGAATAACCTGTATTACTTTTTAATTCAGCTTTTATTGTATGAAAACTAAAAGCTATGAAAAGTTAAACACTACAGGGGATGATATCCCCTTTTTTTTCTGTGTTAGACAGCTTTTATTGTATGAGAAATTATATACTATGAAACAATTACTTAAGTTTATTGTGCTATATGCTTCAGGCCTTGGCACATTCTGTTTATACTTCTTCGGAGTATTATCTGTAGAACCAACTGCACCAATGGTAGGTTTAATTACTATGGGTATTATATTAGCAGGTTGCTCCATTATGGGAATGCTTAACCTAATAATGCACATAGAAGAAAAGCTACAAGGTGCATAGCATTAAGAGAGAGACAATGTCTCTCTTTTTATTTTTCAGCTTTTATTGCCACAGAAACTATACATATGAAACTACGTGTTGACCTTTATAGTTTTCTTGCATCAGATGCAGGAGAACTAACTAAAATGCAAACTAGATTGAATCAATGGATGACCAAAGGTATTCTCAAGAAATATGAGATACATACTGCGGGAGAATACATTGTGTTTAATGTTTGTAGAGTAAAAGAGCAGGGAGAATAATCCTTGCTCTTTTTTATTTAGACAACTTCTATTGTGTGCTAAACTTATATTATGGAAAATACACTTTATATTTTAAGCTACAAGATCACCATTGGCGGAGGGGACACCGGAGAACCTGAACAAACAATTAAAACCACAAGACCTGATCTTACTTCAAAAGAACTTCACTCTTTACTTTACTCTCTTCAAGAAGGAGACTTTGGAGCAAACTTTTGGGACATACAATGGGATACACAAATAGAGGAGCAATAGCTCCTTTATTTTGTATATGATGCAACAACTTCTATTGTAGCAGAAATTATATATTATGGAAAATACAACTTGTGCCTGTTTACTAGGTGATGAAAACCATTGTAATTCTTGTGCTGAATTACAAGCAGAGTATGATGCATATTGCTTAACAGCATATGAATCATATCTACAGTATAAAGAAGAAGAAGGCTTATAAACCTTCTTCTTTTAAACAGCTTTTATTGCATTAGAAATATATATTATGACAAAAGTTATTTTTATTTGGTTGTTACTTACAGGACAAGTTAAGTATCAACAGACTATGGATGGCCGGAAACAGTATGCACTGTTCTTTGAAGACGGCAAAGTTGTAGACTATGCTACTAAGGCAGAGATCTATGAATACATAGAGACCGGAACATTTGAGTATGAAGAAGACTTAGGGAGATAATCCCTAAGTTTTTATTTCAACTTTTATTGTAATAAAAATATATACACTATGGTAACAAAATTTATGATTGATGAGATTGATGGGATATTAATCTTATTAGGAAAAAAAGCTGACAAAGCTATGTTAAAAGCATTTGAGCAATTACCGGAAGAAGAGGTAAAGGCTTACAGGGATAGTTTGGTAGAAGAATACCATATAATACACCCTGAACATACATTGTTAGTTGTATAGTTTATGGGGGAAGAAATTCCCCCTTTTTATTTATAGATAACAACTTTTATTTTATTAAAAACTATATAATATGAAAATAGAAATTATTATTACAGAAAGCATTAATGAACAGTGCTCTGATAGCATTTGTTTTTATGCAGAACCTTTTATTGCCAAGGCTCTTACAAACACATCACGTGTTAATGGTATTTGTATCATTAATGATGTTGCTGTAAAATTCACATTCTATCCACCGGGAATGGATGGAGCAATTTTTAGTGGTAATTCAGAGCACAGGTTAATTGTAAAGACACTCATACCTGTATATGTGTATAAGAATCTTAAAGGGGAGTAACATCCCCTTTTTAACAACTTTAATATAATCTAAATTATATACTATGGACAAAGTAAACTTAGAATTAACTTGGGAAGAGTACAAGACTATGATGTCAGCAATAGAAGCTATGAAGCAAATGGTTGATAGTCAGAAACTTGATGAGCTTTATATAAAGCTTTATGTTAAAAGAAAGATAGAGAGGGTGTAATACTCTCTTTATTTTTTTACAACTTTTATTGAAATAAAATATTAAAATATACACTATGAAAAAGTTAGAAGCTTACAAACAAGCAACAGCAGATTTAGAATTTGCTAAAGAAATGTGTTCTCAATTAATGGAGTCATTAACATCTATTCCTGAGATTAATGTTAACAACAGCATTTCCATTAATATGCATAGTTCTGATAAACAATATGTCTTTGCAATAGGCGTGTTGAATAGCCAGATTAATGCTAGTAAAGAACTAGGTATGGATTCCAAAGATTATGAAGAATCTAAAGCCACAGTTCTGAAGCTTAGACTTGTAAGGAATGATTACACTGCTTGGCAAAGTTATCTGCATGAGCTAGGTACCTACAAGCGTGAGTTGCACAACCTGTTAGACAAAGATGATTTGTTTCAGTTGTTGGAAGCACCTGTTAAGCCATAGATATAGGGGGACATTGTTCCCCTTTCTATTTTTAAAGACAACTTTTATTTAATCTTAAACTATATAATATGGACACAGAACCGGTATTTAGAATTATTGCAATGCTTGATGCAAAGATTAGTCTTTATGAAAGAGTCATAAAAACAGATAGTGATTTAATTTCCTATGATAAATATGAACTTAGCATAGCAATAGATACTCTAAAAGCATTTAGAGATGATCTACAAGTACAGAATAAATTAGGGGAGTAATCCCCTTTTTATTTAAGCTGAGAGAGAGTAAGTAAAGGATAGTGTTGGAAGCCTTCGGCTTAGCCTTTTGCAACTTTTATTGTAAGAAAATTATTATTAACCCAAAAATCAAAAAGTTATGATTGAAAAGAAAAAGATTGCGTTGGTGTTTAAGGAAGAAACAACACCTAGTGGTAATGTGCAAAAGGTTGCCAACATTAAGGCTACCTTGGTTAGATTAAGTGATAAAGAGTTCACTTACACTAATGGTAACGGGGATACCCTAACCTACAAGTTAGCAACTATCAGGTTTACTGATGATAATGGTAACAGCCACACCAAAGCTGATATAGTAGTGTATAGTACTAGCTATGAGCAAGGTATGGAGGTAGGGGAAACCTACTTAGGTAAAGTTTCTAGAAGCAAGAATGCTGATGGAACTGCGCGTAAACCTTGGTACACATTATCAAGCCTTGTTGTTGCTTCTGAGAATTCTGATGATGACTTTGAGGAGGTTGAGGTATCTGAGGAAATTGGGATATAATCTCAAGGATAATAGGGGTGTAGAAATACACCCTTATTATTTTTAGTGAAGCCATAGTATATACTATGTGTTTAATTGTCTTTCAGACAATAGCTTTAAGCAACTTTAATTTTAAAAAAAATAGTTAGACTGTTTCAGCGGTCAACTACCGGTCAACAACCGCTGATTGAATGGTCAAGACTAAAGTGCACAGTTATTGCATACTACCCCCGGGAATGAAGATACCCATAGTGTAATATATGTGCAGTAATTAATAACAAACTGTGAATGAATGTAGGTTAGTTTGGGGTTGAGTGACAAACTCTCAGCATTATTACACCAACAGACACGGTCACAGAATCATAGCCACAGCTTATACAATACTAAGTATATGGCTAATCTAAAGTGAGTATTACACAGAATCAGTCATAACTATATTAGTACTACTGTTATATAGTAGGTTTGTTAGAGTAAGACAGTAAAGGCTTCCGGGAAAGCAATAATTTCCGGTCATATATAGATACACCACAAGGTTTCAGGCATAACCCCTCATTCTGTAAAGCAGGGGTTGACTTGTGGTTTTATACTCTCATCCAAGCAGGTAATGTGAATACCTTTTTCGATTGAGGTACATTCCAAATGTGTCACATACTTCAAGGGTTGCAACCTTGTGAGAGTACTAATTAAATTATTAACCCTTAAACTTATACTTATGGAAACTATTTACTGGACTATGAAGAATGGTCAAAAGATTGATGTTGATATTATGGACATTAATCATCTCCGGAATACTCTCAAAATGCTTATTAGAGCTAAGAGAGCTTTAACTACACCTAAGCCTAAGTTTCAGGTGCACGGTGAGATTGCTAGTGAGTTTGCTGATATGGCAAGACTCTATGCAATTAATCCTGAACTGACCTGTACTTGTGATGAAGTACATATGTGTCAGCAATGTTATGAAGATAGATAATTAGCTTAAGTACACAGTAACGCGGTCAACTTGTGAGTGGGTGTGGTTAAAACTCTCACTGTGTACTTTTATTTAGTAAACTTTAAACCCTTAATATGAAAAATGTAAGTATTGTAATCAAAGGAATGTTAGTTGGACTGTGTATGATGTTTGCACTATGGTTAACCAGCTGTGCGGTAAATAAGTCTTGTCACGGTAATGGTAGAAAATACCATGTAGACAGATCTGTACGTAAAGCACAGTCAAGGTCATATGCATATAGAAACTAATATTGAATGATTATGAAAGAAATTATGATTACTGTGCTACTTATAGCACTATTTTATTCACAGTATTATTTAAACACTAAAAACTAAAAGTTATGATTAAAGAGCTACAGGAAAAGCTAGATTTTTGGAACAACCTTAGAGATGAAGTTCAACTAAGTGATGTTCCGACAGATTTAAAGTATCAAATGCTATCAGAAGCAGAGTATCAGATAGTAGTTATAGAAGAACAATTAGACAAGTTAATGCAGAACAATACAATTAATGCTATGACAGTAACATTAATAGCATTTTGTGGTGCAGCTACCGGTCTATTTGGCTATGCTATGACAGTTAAGTATTTATTATAATTGCGTACACCTCCAACCGCAGTAGACAGACAAAAGGTGTAATAGTCTGTCTTATTTATTAACTAAAAAATGTATGATTATGAAATTAGTAAATTTTATTTTGAATGTAAGTATAGGATTAGTAGTATTATGTATCCTAGAAGGTATGATATCATTTGGTGAAGCCTTCAATTTTGAGAATTACACACCAGTTGGTTATGTATTTCAAGGTTTGTTAGTGTCAATCACAGTTTGTATAAGTGTACAAATATGGTATGATGAGCAAAGAAAACAAGAGTTTAAACTAAAAAGATAATTATGAAGTGGTTCAGGAAATTATTTAAGAAAAAGAAGAAGTCTTATCCACAGGATAATGAGTTTTACCTCTGTATTATTGATGAAGAAGGTGAACAGTTACATCAGAATCTAGGTATTACAGAAGATAGAGCAAAGGAGTTAACAAAACTATGCATTGATTCATATCAAAAAAATGAGTTGTTATACAAGTGTCTTGATGATTTGGTCAAAGGTTGTGTACATACTAATGAGATTGTGTTTGCAACTATGGTAATGCATAAGGTAATTGACCGGTTTAATGCTACGAACAGATTAGATGACTTAATGAAAAACATGTTTAACAATGGATAGAGAACTAATTACTTCAGTACTTGGATTTAATCTTAAGGCTGATATTAAAGATGAATCAGATCAGTTAATACCTATTGGAATTAAGAAAACTATTTATCCGGTAAGTATGATGGAAAGACTTAACTACCGAATTGTAGACAAAAGTTTCTTTACTCACTACAATGAAGCTCTCATAGCTAAAATAAGAGACTTCAGAAGATTAAATGACTAGTTATGAGCACAAAAATACACCTAGAGTTTGATGAAACTGATTTGTATAACACTCTTAAATCAATGATTAATCATCCAAATGCAGAAGAGATAACTAAGTTATTGACTCCGTTTATTGGTAGTAGTTCAGATTGTACTAAATGGTTGTTTAAACTAATACTAGGCAGAAAGTTACCGGATATAATTCCTGTAGGTACTATATGTCTTACTCATGTGAACAATTTAAGCTATGAGATAGACAAACCTAAAACAATAGAGTCTGATTTATCTGACAATAATGGTATGATTGCTTGCACTATCAAGGAATTTAGAGGCTT